GAGTTTTCTTTGTATAATCAGACTGTCGAGAGTATCCCTTTACGAGTTCGTCTTCAGTGACCTCAACATCTTTACCATCAACTCTGACGGTATAGACAGTTTCGGTTTCAGACTCATCATCAGTCTCTTCTTCTTCAGTTGATTCATCAGTCTCTTCTTCTTCCTCATCATCGTCTTCCCTTTCGGATTCATCAGATGAATATCGGTTATCAGAAGCTTCTGGTTCATCATCGGTTACTTCCTTTGATGCTTCTACTTCTTCGGACTCTTCATTATCCTCCGGTGGAGGGTTCATCATCCTTAGAAGTGCTTCTTCTGCTTCCGCCAAACTTCCCGGAAGCGCTTTAGAGGATACTTCCTCTTGCGGGGCTGGTTGCGTGTCCGCCATCTTTAAATCTCCTATATATGATATTCCTTAAGCTTTCGTGCCATCTCACCCGTCTCAATGATCGAGGTGATATGCGTGCGAATCCTCTCAAGGAGTCTTAGAGAAAGCCAGCAATGTTCTCTGGCTTCGGTTTCCCTGATACCTGAATTGTACCAAGTTGTTTTTAATTCTTGTTCTAGCGCGTCTAATGTTTCTTTAAATACTGGATCATTAAGAAGTCTATTAGCGCGCTCTTCTTCAATTGTTGACATTAAGCTTTACGAGATTTTCCTTTACTAGTAGTTTTAGTTTTCTTTCCGTATGTCTTTGACCACTTCTTGTGAACCTTTGGAACGTTAATAGCCAAATACGCTTTTTGCTTTTTACTTTTAAACGGCATAACTAACCTATAGCAACAGGTCTTTTCTGTTCTGCTTCAAGTGCTAGTTCAGCCATCTTCAATCTTGCATCAATGTCATCTGCTGCTGCGTCCTTCTGCAATCTCATTTGCTTTATCTGAACGTCAGCCGCTTTTATTTCAAGTTCTTTTTGTTTAAGCTGCATCTCCTGCTGCTCTAACTCTTCCTGTGGGTTAGGCTGCGGAGGAACACTATCTGGATCAGTTAAGAAGTCATCAACATTCTGGAAGCCCATATTCTTTATAAGAGCTGCACCCATGTTGTACATATTCTTTTCGTTAACGATCTTCAATCCACCACGCATAGCATCACCGGCAAAGCTCAACATCGTAGTTAGGTGCATAAGCTGCTGGTCTTTATTACCACTACCAATACCAACAGAGACTGTGCAGTCATACTTATCTCGCCACATGTCAGGACGCACAGGAACCCATTTATTCCTAAGCATAATAACCCGCTCGTGGTCTTGGTTCTTCAGAACTAACTCATAGATGTTTCTCATTAGCTCTTTAACACCAGTCTCAGCAAAGCATCGAGCTATCAGCTCTACTCTTGATTGCGCTGCGGTCATCGTAGCGGAAACCGCTGTAGCTGTAGTATGAGATTTTAATGCGTTCTCATTCAATCCCTGCGAGTATTTGTTTACACCACTCCTAGACTCACGGAGCTTATCAAGATATTCAAGCATGGCAAAGGATGACTGCTCTAACTGTGGAGTAGCCAAAGGCATTACCGCATTAGGACTCTTAACACGAACTACACCGCCGGGTCTCTGGGTTAGCAAATCATCTAAATTAGCTTGACCCTCAAGGACTGCGTATCTACCATAGTTCTGGTTATACATATTGTCCATCAAGTTACGCATTAGCGTTGACTTAATGAGCTGGATATCCATGATAAGATCAGCAATAGATAGACCAAAGAACTTATGAGGAATCTTTACTGGTGTAATACTAACGAAAGGAATACGATCAATTGGCTCATTCTCTATAATATAACTTCCTACTGAACAAACCTTTCTTAATTCTGCAATTCCATCACCATCCCAATCAGTACGCAAGTAACTCTCATGCAACCAATACTCTTTTAAGGCTTCTTCATCACCCATATTGACTGAGCCACCGAATGCATTATCAGCAGAGTTATCAAATGAATAACGCGCTTTTGCCTCTCCCCACATAGAGGTATCAAAATCATATTGACCGCCAGCTAACTCCATAGGATCAAAGTCTTCATCAGGATACATCTCACGAAGTTCTGATAAAGTCTTCTTTACTCTGTGACAGACAAACCTAGCATCCTCAATCGTCTTGGATTCTCTTGAGATTAAGAATTCATCAGGAACAACGTTCTCAATCTTTACCTTACCAATATAAGCTTTACGAGTAATAACTACATCGTGATAACCCTCTTCTGGTGTATGCTCAATAATTTCTACACCCGGGCTCATAAGAAGAGCATTGAACTCTTGCTCATCTAAGTTATTATATTCTTCTCGATTATAGTCCTCGTACTCGTCCCACCAGCATTTGACTATACCATTCTTCTGAAGTAGAGCATCCGTAAACCAAGTATAAAGTATCTCCCAACCGGGATTATCTTTAGTAAAGATATAGTTTACATAGTCTGTTGCCTGTTTCGCTGACTCTACATCCTCAGGACCAACGGGACTAAAGCTAACCATCTCATCACCAGATGCAAACACACGCATGAGAGAAGGCTTGATCCACTCAATGGTATCCATTACCGAGGAATCAACATACTGACTACGTCCCTCTACCTCATTGCCGAATTTCTCAGCATAGTAATACTTCATAGCCTCTTCCCTCTGCAGGGAAATAGTATCACTATAGCCTAAAGCGTCAGTAATCTCGCCTTGTATTCTTGCTAGTAATTCTGTATCTGTTAGATTAGATGATGCCATAATTCTTGTATGTTATATCCTGTGTCCACGCAGGGTCTTTACCTGATACTGCGTATCGTTGAGATTGAAAAGCGTATCTTGTTGCACTCATAAGATCGTCTCTAAAGGGAACAACCTTTCCCGACTTTCTATGGTACATTCTAAATTCTTCAAACCAATAGTTTAATGTAGAGAATACTTTAAACCTTCCTGCCTCCATTGACTGGAGCATAGCCATTAAACCTTCCTCTACAGAATTAGACCCTTTATCCGATCCCAGCGCCGGAGGGTTAGCAAAGTGCGCAAGAAGAAAGTTACACCCTAAAGACCTATACTGCTCTGCTAAGCCGGGATTGCCCATACTGTCTCTACGATTACCATCATGCGGATAAGCCACCGGTATGTAATGTGGCCTCCTGCTTATGACCTTAGCGTGTACTGCTGGAGATGCTTTAGACTCCCTGTGACAGTCATAGATGTAGAACGTGTCCTCATCCCTGTCTATCGCACACCATACTACTGCAGTAGGATGATCCCATCCGAAGTCTATCGCCGCTATTCTGGGCCAATGATCTTCAAGAACGATGGGGTCAACCATTAAATTCTCTTCGTTAACAGGGAATATTAGCCCTGAACCTATAGACGGTCGCCCGTATCTACGCATCTCTCGCTCATGGGGAGAGTACGCTGATAGGATCTGCTTCATTACAGACTCTGATAAATGACCGTTCTCGCCATTCAAAGAGTGTATCTTCTCGGAGGCATCGTCCCATGTAGCGTTAACTAGGCTCTGTCCGTCCTGTATGTTGTTCACAAAGGCCGCTACGGTCTCAGTCATACCCGCCTCAGGGGTAAAGGTCATATAGACCATACCGCGCCTATCTAGCGTCCTAGTGACCGATTGTGAGTACAGCTCTCTGGAGGGTTCCTCATCCAGCCAAACCACGTCCACTGACCTACCTTGCCACTTCTCTACTCCCATCTCATAAGCCTTGAAATGTAAAGAAGAGTTCCCACCGCTGACGTGTCGTACTAATGCAACACTTTTAGCGTTTGGTACACCCGGCTTTCTTTCCGTCTTTATTATATAATTCTTGGGAATGGCACCGGAACCAAATGCGTCAGGATCATCAGGGGAACCCAATAACTCTGCTTGTACTATGTCTCTCGTTGTCTCGTTCGATACACCACCAGCCCATGCTGTGATAGGTTGTGTATATACCCTTCCACCCCACCACTTAGGGTATATCCCTGTAAGGTGATAGGACATCTCTGCAGCACCACAGAATGATTTACCGATACGGTTAGCGGCCATTAATAGGCGCTGGTTACTGTCTTTTCCTGTATCGTGAAACCTTTGTTGGTAGGGATAAGGATCGTACTGATCAATCCTATTAAAGCGCTTACGTCTACTCAGTTCTCTAAGAAGCTCTAATTGCCTACTAGTGTCTCGTGAGGGCATCTATTTCTTTTTTAATATCCTCTTCTGACATCTGTTCAACTGT